ATACCTCAAGTTCAACATGGAGCGGCTAGGCGTGGAGAAAATCGAATGCCCGCTGTTCAAGATTGCGATCAAGAGCAATCCGCCCTCGGTCAAGATCGAGGACGAAAGCCTGATCCCGCTCAATTACACACGGATTCCTGATCCCGAGATCGACAAAGCCGCGATCAAGCGTGACCTCCTCGCCGGTAAATCCGTTCCGGGGGCGGTGCTGGAGAGCGGGACGAGGGTTGAGATTAGGTGAAACGGACGGCGGCCACGTCCGATTGAATGAGGGTTAGACGATGTCTAAAAAAAACAAACTGAGAGACGAGTTTGAGGCGTGGGTTAACAACTCGCACATGTTGAACCGCAGAACAGAGCCCGGCTATACCGACGAGTATGAGCACCCATGGACCAAAGGAGCTTGGGAAGCGTGGAAGGAGTGTCACAAACGATTGAAGCAGGACGGAGGGAAATTGTTGCGCCTCTACCATGCCGTTAACGAGTTGATGGCCTACATGGGCGCACACGGCAGCGCAGAGGCGAGAGGCGATAGAGCACAAGCAGTTATGGATGCGTTGCACGCAATCGATGGTGGGCAGTATCAAGCGACGATTAAGGAGCCGACGACGTGATAACCGAAGACGACATTTGCAACCAATTGCTCGATCATTGGAAAGAGCAAAACAAGCCGCATTTGGACGACGAGGACAAATGTTGCTACGTGCTAGCGGTTCGGGCTGCGGATGAGATTCGAAGGCTTAGAGCGGAAGTCGAAGCGCTGCGTGGAGTTCACGAAGCGGCAACCCGTGTATTCAAATTTTACGCTGTCAACAAACGGAATTTTTTTATGGCGTTCCGTGATTTGGAAAGAAATCTTGATCGGGTTGCCGAGATCGACGCCGCGAGAACGGGGGAATGATGCGCGAATGCAAAGAGTGCGGAATGCTGGTAGAGCCCGGCGAGTACCACCCATACGCCGCGTGCTTGATGTTCAAGGAGAGTGGAGCGGCCTGCGCAAATATGGGTATTGCTGACATGCAAAGCGTATCTGTTCTAGAACCGTATACCGGGCTTACGGTACGTAAGGGAGAAAAGGAAATCAACGTCCATTTCGTTGATGCGGGTGTCGTTTATTATGGCCTATACAATGATCGATCCAAAGTATTTGGACATCTACTCAGAAAGTCAGTTATAGATTTCATGCAATCGTTAGCCAGGGCTATAAATGATGGGGCTGTGGCTTATTCGCTTGTTGAGTTTGACAAACCATGCAAAGAGTCCTGACCAAAACCAACGGAGAAATGACATGAAAACCTATCTGGTAACTATTCCGTGCACGATGGCGGTGTGTGTTGAAGTCGAAGCCGAAAGTGAAGAAGCCGCGAAAGAAGCGGCATTCAAAGTCGATTTCAATGTAGAACTCAAAAGCCAGCACAAAGCTGAAATACTTGACCTCGAAACTCACAATCGAGTATCGAGCGGCTATGTTTATTACGGCTGCATCAGCATCAATGAGATATACGCCGAAGAGCAATAAGCCATGCAAAGAGTCCTGACCCTATGATACTGGACAGATTCATTCGACTGCGTGACGCGCCCGGTTATCTTGGCATAAACAAGAACGATTTCAATGCGACTGTTCGCCCATTGTTGACCGAAATCCCGATGATGGCGCGGGGTATTGGATTTGACCGGCTTGAGCTTGACGCCTGGTTCGAAGAATATAAGGCCCGCAACGGGAGACCGCCGCGCACAGAGGAGATGCAACCATGGCAAAGAGAAAAACGCCAGGGCTCACCTATACTGGCGGGCAATGGGTCATCGATAAAAGAGTCCCAGGATTCGGAAGACTTTTTGAACGCACTGGAATCTGTGACAAGGGGCAGGAAGCGGAAGCCGTCGCGTATCTCAGCCGGAGGCTAGGCGAAATACGGGACTATCAGGAACGGGAGAAGAATGGAGTCTATACGTTTCGGCAAGCGGCAACTCGGTATCTCAAAACCGATCACAAGAGGAGCTTGGATCGGGATGCGTACTGTCTGAGAGCGGCTGATCCGTTCATCGGTGCCTTGCAATTGGAGCACGTTCACATGGGCACGCTTCAGCCGTTCATCGATAGCCGAAGGGACGAGGGTATCAAGTCGTCAACGGTCGTCAGGGAATTATCAATCATTCGCCGGGTGCTAACCCTGGCCGCCAGGCAGTACCGGGACGAACAGGGTCGCCCGTGGCTCAAGCAGGCCGTGCCCATGTTTACGATGCCGGACTGGGAGGATGCGGCGCAGGCTTACCCGCTCAATTGGGAAGAGCAAAAGCGGTTCCTCCAGCTCCTGCCGGACTATCTAGCGGCGATGGCCCTATTCGGGGTCAACACCGGACTGAGAGAGCAAGGGATATGTTGGCTACGGTGGGATTGGGAGGTGAAGGTGCCGGAACTCGGAATCTCGGTATTCATCACGCCCGGCAAGCCGCGGATTTACTCGGACGGGAAATGGACGGGCGAGAAGAACAAGGAGGACCAGGTTGTCGTCCTGAACCGCGTGGCCCGCTCCGTGATCGACGGACAGCGCGGCAAGCATCCGGTCTACGTGTTTCCGCACCGGGACAAGCGCCTCAATACCATGTATCGAAGCGCCTGGATCACGGCATGGAGAAAAGCCGGATTGCCAACAGACAAAAGCGTGTGCCGAGGTCCGCACAACCTAAAGCACACGTTCGGAAGGAGATTATCCGCCGCTGGAGCGCCGCCAGACATTCGTAAGGCGCTGCTCCATCATACAACGGGTGACGTTACGCTGCATTACTCGCCGGCTGACATCGGGCGTTTGTTGGAGGCGGCTGAAATGGTCGTGCAGCAAGATCGGGAGTGGACGGTTTTGAGGAGGGTGAGATGAGCGATAAATCCACAGAGCTTTTGCCGTGTCCGTTTTGTGGCGGGACGTACATTTTTATCGCAAGTGACTATGACAGGGAGTCCGCATACACATTCTGCCGTAGCTGTGGAGCACAAGGACCTACGGTCCGGTATTACGTCAGAATTCCAGTCAAAGACCTTTATGAGAAATGGAATAAGCGTACTGCGTAAATATTTTTCCGCAATGACTACGTAACTGTTTGATTCAAAAAGAACCGAGCCGCATTTTACAAGCGACTTGGAATTTTAACCACTTGTTTTTACTATGCGCGATAATGGCTCCCGTTGCACAAAAAGCACAGAAGCGCACGAAAGAGCAAGCGAGATTACGCAGATTTTACGCAGGCGAAGAGACGACAGTGAGGTTAGCGAAGTGGGTGAAATAAGATGCAGAATCAGCGTTAATGACTATCCGCAAAATCTGCCTCTAATACCTGCAACATGGGAGTGCTGGGTTGTCGGACAGCTAAAAAAGACGGGAATTCCGGCTCACGGAGATCTGAGCTTCCGAGGAATTGAAAGAGGGACATTGATGGCGCTAGATGATCCGGAAGACTTTTCGGCATCTATCTACATCTGGCGCGATGAGCAAGGCGAGAGCGAAGAAACGAGAGTGAGGGTAGTGAAGTGACAGAAAAGATTCTTTCTGTAGAAACGAGATTGGGGCGTCATGTCACTATTGCCGTGAACGAAAAATCTTGGTCAATTCATGTGGATGACGAAAGCATAAAGGACATTCCGCTAGAGGTCTTACCGGGAATAACAAAATTCCTTGAGTATGTCACGCAAGAACTCACGCAGCCTAAAATAGATTCGTGGTAATAACAAAATGTTGGAGCAGCAAAGCATTGCATTCGCAATGCTAACGTCTATTAAGAATCAATGAGTTATGGAGCTATTTAGTGTGACTCGTTACATTCCGGTGCCGCATCGGACCGTAGCGAAGTCACGCAAGACTCACGCACGAGTCACGCAAACGAACGCCAGGGATGAACCCTGAATATTCTCGCCGCGATTGGCGGAACCTCGTCCGGCCTGGCCGTCTTGTAGGCGCTCAATTTCCAACCGACACGAATATGCAATCCGCGCCCGGTCGAGCCATACCTCAATTCAAGCGCATAATCCCAGGCCCACCCCATGCGATTCGAGACCAATTTGTTGCCGTCGCCGAAATGGTATTCCCAATGCTGGACAGGCTTGGTAATCGGCACGCCGACAGCCTTGGAGAATCCGGCCGTGGGATTCCGCCATGCGAGCCACTGCCAGCGCCGCCAATATGTTCTGTTCTTTCCGTTTGTGATTCTAGGCCAGATAGGATTTCTCTCTCCAAGGGTTCCGTTAATTCCTGAATTAGGATTTGACCAGAGCCAGAAGAACCGTGGCATGTGCTCGTCGTCCTCGTCGCAGAATAAAAGGCCAATGGCCACCATGGGGAAGCCGAGCAGGTAAAGCGGCAGCCATAAAAAAAGCGCCATGGCGGCGCTTATCAGGATATGTATGACGAACATGCTACGTCCCTGCCGGAAACCCAGGGTGCGCCGGTAGCTCATCAGGAATCACGTCCGGTTGAGGCTGCGAAAGGATCGCCCGTAAATCCCTGCGGTGGTTCATGACAGCTACAACATCGGGCGCATCCCATGTTGTGTGCCCGAGCGCAACGGCTTCCGATATTCTGGCAACGGTGATATCGGTAGCCGACAGCGCAACCAATGCCTGCCGCTGATATTCGGACCAGCGCAAACCGTCATCCTCCACCCAATTCGAACCGTCATGCCGCCATTTGCCGGGTTCAAGGCTAAAATCATCCGGAACATCAATAGCGATGTCGCCGGGTTCGTTAGAGCCTACAAAGCCGTGACATTTAAGGATGCGCGTAACCGGATCGATGAATGCTTTTCTCATGTCAAGCCCCATTAGGGATGGTATAAGATGATGCCTCCAAGTCGAGCAGGGGAGCCGCTCCAGACGATATGCTATTAAGGTAGTATAAATTTTGGTTGACGTTTGGAATCTCTAGCCCAGAAAGGATAATTTCCCGATGACTAAGCCCATTGCCGCCGTTTTGGATGGTACGCCGAAACGAGAAAAAATTTTCGGATGTCAGAACCCGAAGCGAAATCAGAATACTCATGTTTCCTGACGCGTCAGTTGTTGCGACATGTCCACCGTTAACCGATACGGATAGCGCGTTTTGCGGTATAACAGAACTGAGCGAGATTGATGTTTCCGTTGTTGCGGATCCTCCTGACAGAATGGATTGCCCAGCGGCATAAAATACCCTGGAACCACGCAAATAAACCCGTTTCAACGCCCCGCCAGAATCCAGATAAACCGAGCACGCATACGCCCAATGGGTATACCCGCTCGGCAACGTCGGCCCGGTCGGTGGAGCCGTGGCGCTCGAGATCGTCGCGAGCGTCGTCCCGTTCCAAATCCAGTAGAAGTGCACCCATGACGAGTTGCTGAATGCTCCGGCCTGGTCGCGCCCGTTGGCGGCGGGGCCAGCGGTAGAGATGTTGTTCGTGATCGCGGCGCCTGGATCATAGATCGTGACCGTCTGGTTCTTGCTGTTCCGAAGGACGATGGCGTCGGCATCGAGGTCGAATTGCGTGTTCGGCGTGCTGGAGTTGTTCGCGCAATTACAGCCGATGACGCGCATGGAGTTCTCGTAAATGCGCGGAACGGCTGAATCGTTCGCGGTTTCGAGTCCGTGCCATACGGCGCTTAACCCGCTGTCAAGCGTACCCGAGTCATTTTTGACCGTGACCGTGGTATTCGGGTCGCTGTAGCTTGAGCCTGTATAGTGTCCGTACACCGTGCCCGCCGTGACCGTGGCCTTGAATGCGCGGTTTGTGTGGTAGTCTGCGATTTTGTCGCCCGGTACGGTAAACGACGTGGCCGAAACGTATGTCGGCGTATCGCCTGAGGCTACCCATTGCTCTTGGGTAACGGACGTGACCGCGCCGATGACGGGGTCAATCGTATCGAATACGGTTCCGTCAGCCCGCTTTACGATGAGCTTGTAGTTGCCGCTGCCGAAATACACGATTGCGCTGCCGTTTGGGTCAAGTCCAATACTGGTAAAGCTTGTCGATTCGTTGGCATCGCCGTATGCTGTTTTCGGGGTCGAGCTGTTGGAAGCATAAAATTCGATAGTGCCTCCATCTAGCGGGACACCATTTTCGATAAATTGCAAAACAGGATTTGCGGCTGCCGTCGCCATGGTTTAACCTCGTGAAACGAAAAAACCCGCTACATAAGCGGGTTGGGGGCTGAAATGTTGACTAAAGTCGGTCGGTTCGAATGGGCCGATATCTATAGAGCGCCAATCGCTCTACTGCTATGGCCTGTGGTATCCATCAATTACCGTTTGCGCTCAAAACGCATGATCAAGGATCGGTGGTTTTGGGCCGATGCTCTTCTTTGTCGATGGGGGTATTTCGTATGAAAAAGCTGATGCTGATGTGTGTGTTGTTATCGGGGTGCGCGAATATGCAGCCGATGACGCCAGAAGAACGCATGTTCCTTCAACAATCCTTGTTCGGCCAGAAGCCGCAGCATAGAAGCGTCTATGTGGAGCCCGTGAGGATTCGCCAGCCTATCAACTGTATGCCGCTCTACGGCACTGGCGGGTTTACCTGTCAGTGATGGACGAAGATGCGGGCGCGATTGTCGAGGCCCATGGCTGCCAGTGGGTTGTCCTGCATTACGTTTGCCATTCGCTGAAAGGGTTGCCTCTGTATCTGGCAGCCCGCTACGACGCCGAATTCCCGGCTCCGGTCGAACTGATCGAGATCAGCCCGGAACCGATTAACGACTGAGCTGCCTATAGAATTCGGAGAGTAGCCCGGTGCGCCCGGTGTCCTGAATCAGCCCGCGCAAGGTTGGTGTCTGCGCCAGGCGCCCGAGCTCCATCAATCGCGCCCCTTCTTCCGGGTTCATTAATCCTTGCGCGACGAGGCGCAGAATCTCGGGCTGTGCGCTTTTGGTCGCCAATTGAAGCGGTCGACCCAAAAAATTCTCGCCGATACTGCGAATCAGCCCCGACGTTCCGGCTTTGTCGCCGATCAAACCGCCAACGATATCCTCGGCGATCATTTGATCTACGGCGAAGTTCTGCTTTGTGGCCGAATTGATCGGAGCGCCCCCGGTCGTCAGGATGTCGGCCCGAGCCTTTTCGCGTTGTACGGCCTCGAACGCCTTGCGCTGTGCCGGTGATAGCGTCGCGCCCGTCCGCCGCTCGAAGTCCTCAATCTGGTCGACCACGTTTTGCGTTTTCGCGCCGGATAGCACCCGCTCACCATAGACCGCATCGCCATCGGCCAGCGTTCGCCCGGCATTCTGCATTTTAGTCACCAGCGAGCGCCCAAGCACGAGGCGATCCTCGGCCCGCTGAGCGCGGCTGTACTGCCGAAGGAATTTCTCGAACGACGGCTCGGCATCGACCAGAGCGTCATTCATCGACCCTCGAAGCATCTTGCCGACTTTAGCCAAATCCTGTTTGGTCGATGCGCTGGATTGCTGCCACCCCTCATAAATGGCATCGTCCAATTCCTGACGCATGTTCCAGACCTGCCGAAAGCTGTTCTTGGTCGCGCCCTCGGGAGGCTCCTCTGCTAATTTTGCCTCAATGCGGGTCAGGAGCTTCTTGATATTGTCGTTGCCGTAATACCGCGCCTTGAGCGCCTTTATCTGGTTTTCGATCCGCGTTGCCTTAACCGGGATCGTCGCGACATCGCGCCCCGCGGAGGCCAGCCCGTCATCGAACTGGCTGATGATGTTGCGCTTGTGGAGGTCCAGAAGATACAGCGCATCCGGCTTTCCTTCCTTCGGAATCCGATTCACGTTGTTCAGCACGTTCCTAATCGCCTTGTCCATCTGCGTGAATCGAACCGCGTTGATCTGATCGACGCCCGCGTCAATCGCCTTGTCGCTGCTGGTCAACACCCGTTGCAACCTGGCCAAGCCGGGGTCTTGAGACACTTCCGGCAACGTAGCCCGGCTGCCCGGTATGATTTCGCGGTTAAGGGCGGGATTCCTGGCCCGAGCAATCGTATTCTCTGGTGCTGTTGCCTGCCGGTTGAGAATGCGCCCCGCGATCTGCTCCTTGCCGCCTGTCGTCATGGTCTGACCGGCCCGCTTCGCGCCGCTCGCAATGCCCTGCACCGTGCCCGCCGCGCCTGACCCGACAATACCGCCGACAGCGCCCGCCA